GCACGCCGTAGATGTAGGCATTGGGATATTCGACGATCAGCCAATTATCGGTCGCGTCGCCGAACCCGGTTGAGGGCACGGGAATAAGGGTCGGAATTTTGGCGTAGTAGTGCAGGACAAAAGCCGCGGTGGCGTCGATCGGGCGGGTGATCAGGTTAGGCCCCTCGATGGTGAAGATGCCGGGCCGTGGTGCGCGCACCTCTACTGTCGATTTCAAATAGGCCGGGTGCACGTAGGCAAGCTCGGCCTCGGTGCCGCCTGATGTGGTCGTGTTGTCCTGCAACACTGCGCGCCAGAGCAGATAGTCTGCGGGAAGCGACACGCTGCCGGTAACATCGGTCTGCAGCGAGGCTACCGTTTCCATCTGCCGCACTCGCAAGCGGGTGTTGGCCGCGGCCTCAAACCGGTTGATCGCGCTGTCATAGCGCGACGCAAGCCGGTTGTGGAACAGGTCCGCGCCCATTTCGGTTTTGAGCGTGCCGTAGTTACTGACTATTGCCATCGGTGGTCACCTTGCGCGGGCGCCCGCGCCCGCGTTTTGGTTCATCTTCCGGCGGATAGTCGGGCGGAAGCTTGCCTTCATCCACGCCGGGCGGATCGTCAAAGAAATTAACGTCTGCGGGATCGGCTTCGGTTTCGGGCTCGCGCCATTGCGTCGCCGCGGCCTTGGCGCCCGATGGTTCAATCACCGGAAGGTTCTCACCGCCGGTGATCAGCACCGTGGACGGCTCGCCCTCCACCTTGAACATGCGATTGCCCTTGGCCTTGGCAATCATGGTGGGATTGTCCACCTCCACCGCAACGCCCACGGGGAAGGTGATGCCGGCCCAAGTGCAACTAGAAGGCGGGGTTTCCCCCGCCTCGTAGTCGTCAGGTCCGCGCCAAGTGAGTTTGGCCATCAGGTGATCGGCTTGACGAAGGTAACCATGACGTAGGCGTCACCCGCCGTGGTGGCGCCGCCGGCCGTGATGCCGGCCCACACATCGGTGTCAGCCGCAAGCGGTTGTACCAACGCCGCAAGCGGCACCGTGTTCAAACTGCCGGCGGTGAGCGCAACGGCCGAGGCGATCTGCGCCCCGCCCGATGCCGTGCCGATGCTAAACACCGGCGCGGTGCCGGTGATCGCGGTTTCAACATTGGTGCCGACCGTGAGGATGACCGCGCCGGCCGGCAGTGTGCCGATCTTCACGGCCACATCCGCACCGGCGCCCTGGACGCGGCCACAGATGGCTTGCACCACGTTGTAGCCGATGTCGCGGGGCGACGTTCCCGTCATGAGATTGCCTGGCATATCCTATCTCCTTGTGAATGGGGTTATGTGCGAGTTGGTTTAGTCGGACGCCGAGTTGAAGAACCCGGTGGCGACGCCCCATTGCACAAGCTTGGTGCCGGACTTGGGATGCTTCTTGAACATCTTGCCGACACCGTAGGCAGCCTCGATGCCGGTGCCGGTGATAAAGCCGTAGTCATCTTCCTTGCGGAAGGTGGGCTTGGCCATTTGCCCGTAAGCGATCACTGCTGCCTGCTGGCCGCAGAGGAACACCGGTTCCACCCGGGTGCCGCCGTTGCCCGCCGTCTTGAGCGAGGTCCAGACGTTGGACACAAAGAGCGAGATCTCCGGCACCAACCGATGGATCACGCCATCATAAAGCTGGTCACCGTCTTGGAACAGCGGGTTGTCGGGTGCGCCGTTGACCTCTCTGCCCTCGCGCGACCTTGCATCCTTGTTCACTGTTTCCAGTGAGATTTTCAAGTCGCGGAAGGTATTGGCGCCGTGGAAGGCGACGAAGTACTCGTAACCCGAGCGGGTCTTGTAGGGCCGAATGCGCGGGTTCGCCGTCATCGCAATGCGCTTGAGCAATGACAGGTTCTGTGCCGTCGCCTTGTCGGCGGTGGCATCGACGTTGGCCATCGAGGTGGCGTGATCGGTCGCCGAATTGGCCGTCGTTGCACCGTACAGGATACGATCGAGATTGTCGGTGCGCCATGTGTTGCGTTGCGCCGCGGTGGAAAGCTCATAGAGAATTCCATTGACGCGGGTGCCCGCCGCCGGCTGGCTTTCCGATGGCAACGCCATCAATGCCGCGATGATCTCATCGCGGGTCACCTCGGAGAGCCAATCACTGAGCAGCGGCTTGGCCTCGCCGAAGATGTCGGCGCTGTCCTTTTGCTGCTCGGCCTTCGTGGTCGCGACGGCGTTGCGTATCCACTCCAGCCAGATCCGCATGCCGTAGTCGTCGATCTTCTCTTCGTTGCCGACCAGCGGCCCGGTGCTGACACCGACACCCTGCAGCCGGGACACGAGGGGGATATTCATCACCTCGCCACCGGCCTTCAACTCCATCTTCTTGCGGATGATGGAGTTGAGATCCTCGCCCATGTAGGGCGAGAACATATTTTCGCGCACCCACTCGCGATTGATCTGCTGGGTGAACCTGATCAGTTTATTGTTGGTTTGAACGTCGGAGATGGCCATGGCCATGCACCCTTTCGGTTAGGCCATCCCCGAAACGAAAAAACCCGCCTCGAGGGCGGGTGTTTTTCAGATCAAAGGCGTGGCCGGGTTTAGCGGTTGACGAAGCTCCACAAGCTCTGGGAGCTCAGATCGCCCGGCGCGTCGGTACGGCTGGCGGTTGACGCCACCGACGAAAGCGACGGCGGGAGTTGAACGTTGGGCGGATTGCCTTGAGCACCGTTCTGTTGCCGTGCGCGGATACGCTCCATCATGGCGCGTTGCGCATTCGGGTCATCGAGCCATTTTTGCTGTTGCTGTTTCAGCCACGCATCAGGATCGGCGCCGATTGACGAATACGCCGACACCTGCTTGTGCCATTTGACCAACTCGCCGTATGGGTGTCCTGCTCCCATTATCTGGTTGAAGACAAAATTACCCTGCGGCGTGTGCCGGAATTGCTGCATCGCCGCCAACGCCGCATCCACCACGGGCTGAGTGAATTGCGTGTTGGCAAACTCGCGCGAGAGCCCATCTTTCATCTGCATCATGTAGCGGGTGGCTTCCTGACGCAGAGGGTCCATCACCCGGGTGTTGAGATATTGATCCGGGTTGTCGAAGATGGTTTCCGGTTCTTGTTGCTGTTGCGCTCGCCGGTTGGGATCGGTTCGCTGCTGCAACTCCATCACCGCTCGCGTCAATTCTGCCGCATGCGCTTCCAGACGTTGCCTTGCGTCGCGTTCCGCCAGCAATTCGCGCAACGGTACCCGATGATCCTCCGGCTGCCGCTGTTGCGGCTGTCCCTGCGGCTTGGGCGCGAATTTCCCATCTGGGGCTCGCGGTTGCCCGGGCTGTTGCTGCTGCTCGGGTTGCTGCTGCAAGTCCGGCCGTGTTGACGGCGGCGCCCCATCCGTATCTCCACCCGTGGATTGCGGGCTTTGCGACGGCTGTGACGGTGCCGACGATGGTGCCGGTGCCGGCGTGGGATCGGCGTTGGCGTGGTCAAATAGCTGTCTATCGGTGATCGTGGTGGCGTCGCCGCCAACACTGCCACCGAGCGGTTGCTCGATGCTCATGGTGTCTCCTTGGCCGTTTCGTGGCCCATACGGGAACGCCCGATATCGCTCGGACGGTGCGATGCGGGCCCTGCGTGCGCGGCCCGTGCGCCTGCCTGTGTCGTCGGCAGTTACGAAAGCAATGTCAGAAGCAACTCGATCGCCTCATCTTCATCGTCGGGGTCATCGGTGATGATGGCGCGCTTGACGATCTTGCGTTGCGGTGGTGTCAGGCCCACGGCCTGCATCTTTGGCATCAAGTCGATCAGCGCCGGTGGCACAGGCTGTGGTTCGCTTAAAGGGGTTTGGCGAACTATTTCGCGCGGCGCCTGGATCACCGCGTCGATCAATTCCTCAATTTCGTCGCGCTTGCGCTTCCTGCGCTTGGGACCAGACCACGCGCCGGCATAACCGGAACCAGTCGTGGGCTGCACCGGCGGCAACGGCTCATTGCCCGGGAACGCGGCATCCCTGCCGGTGATGGCATAGGCGCCTGCATTGCAGAACAGCGTGTAGTCGCCGGACGTAATGCGGAAGGTGACATCCGTGCCGTTGACGGTATAGCCGCTGTTGCCGGCGATCATCCCATGCAGGAACGTCGCCGCCGTGCCGGTCAGCGCATAGGCCCCGGCCGCGACCGGCGCCGTCAGCCGCCAGGTCATCGCCGAACCGGTCAGCGCATAGCTGCCGGGATCCACGATCGCCTTGCCGCCCACGCCAACCGACGTTCCGGTCAGCGTGTAGCTGCCGCCCTCCGCGGTCAGCGTGACCGGAGCGCCGGTGATAACGAAGTTGACATCCGAGCCGGGTGTCAGGCCCTCGCTGGTGGTTGCCGCCTCCGCCGTGAACTTGAACGCAAACGTCGCCGCCGTGCCGGTGATGGCGTAGCTGCCGGGATCGGCAACCGCCCTGCCGCCGATGCCGGCCGAGGTGCCGGTGAGCGCATAGGAGCCGCCCGCCGCCGTTAGCGTGGTACCTGCCGCCGCCCCTTCCTTGAAGGAAATGACCAGAGCACTTTTGGATTGCTGGGCAACGCCGCCGTAGGTGCAGCCGGTCGAATAGGCCGTCGAGCCGTTGGCCGTAACCAGTCGATAGGCCGTTCCAACGATGTCGTTGGTGCCGCCCGTCGTGGTGCCGATATTGTCGATGGCGGTGAAACTATTGAGCCAAGTCGATATGCCATCATTGTTGGCGCTGGCGCGCGACCCGCCCATCATCGCCACCAAAAGACGGTTGCCCGCGGTCGGCGTGATGTTGGCGGTCGTATAGGTCTGGGTCGAAGTCTGCTGAAACTGTCCTTCCGATATGTCGTAGGGGCTGGCGTCGGCCCCAGAGAATTCCATCAACACCCACGCCGACACCGTGGCTGATCCGATGGTATAGCCGCCCGGAGGGTTTGCTCCGGTCGATATCCGCCACCACAGATAGCCGCCATGGAACGTCTGCTGTTCCATTTCGGCGGATTGCGTCCAGCCGGTGTTGGGCGTGCCGTTGTAGTCGTCCGCCGCGAACGCCAGAACGATCAAATTGCCGTTGGTGGGCGCAACGGAAAACGATGGATTGACGGTTGCGGTGGTGCCTGTTCCTTTTGCCGATTGAACGAGAGCAATGGCCATCGCAACGCCCTCAAATCGGCGACGGTATGCTCGACCCCGGTACGATCACGCCGCCGACAATGGTTGCATTGCGCACGTTTACCCACCGATCGATGACAGTGACATGGCCGCCGATCGATTGCCCGATATCAAACGGGTCGTTAGTAAACGGCCCGACGAAATACACATTTTCAAAATCAATGTGCATATCGCCGCCAGTATCGGGATGGGCGCGGCATCCATACTCGCCACTCTGGAACACCACATCCCTGCATTTGAATGTCCCGGTCCAATTGTCCGAAAGAAAGACGCCCACCGATCCGATGCCATTCGGGCCGTCGCCAGTACGATAAGCACGGATGAATGTGTTGTTGAGAAACACCGTGCCGGTATCGCCGGGTGAATATGCCTGGATGCCATCGGAGTGGTCGCCGCCGGGATCGGGCACCAGCGCATCCACATTGACCCAGCATTGATCGAACAGGAACGTGCCGCCGCCCGCAACCCGCGGCCCTTCGCGCACCGGCGTTGCATTCGCGCCAAAGCGGCAACGTTGGATCGTGTTTGCTCCGTTGCAGATGATGGACGGATCACCCGCATTGGTGACCGGAAAACTCTTCTCGATCAGCGATTGGCCGATACTCAGCGTTTGCCCGTTGGTGCCGGCGGTCGTGCTGGCGAAAATGGGGTCGGTGTAGCTCATCGGGATCAGGTTCGCCGCCGTCCCAAGGCGAAAGGTGGCCATGTCACACCAGCGTGAAGAGGCTCGCTTGGAAGTCGATCTGCAGCGTGTTGCCTGACGTGACCGTGGTGGATGAACCGTTA